TGGCTATTTTATTTTATTCCGTATTTGCTGAAGACGAAGAGATACAAGCTAAATTAGATTTATATTTTATGAAACTTCAGGAAATGCCATGGTGGATAGTTTCATTATGGGTATCTGTCGTTGCAGCGATTTATGGAATCAAAGCAACAGATTTAATTAAGACAAATGGAGGAAAAAAATGATAAATAAAAATAAAGCTGATCTAAATAAAGACGGTAAATTATCTGGTTATGAGAAAAAAAGAGGCAAGGCGATAGCCAAAGCAATGTCTGGAAGAACGGAAGCTAAAAACGGTGGATCTATGTCTTCAAACCACGAACAATTAACTGGTTGGGGAAATGTTAGACCTGAAGTTAAAAAATTTGGTAAAAAATAATGCAGAAACAAAAAATGGATAAAAAGAAGTTAATGGAACTTCTACAAAATAAGAAAAAGAAAAAACAAGTTGCAAAAAGAAAACCTTCACCAAGAATGAAGGCATTGGGGATATCATAATGGCTAAACTTTGTGCAAAAGGTAAAGCAGCTGCAAAAAGAAAATTTAAGGTTTATCCATCTGCATATGCAAATATGTATGGATCAGCAGTTTGTTCTGGTAAAATAAAACCAGGCGGTAAAAAGAAAAAAGCTAAAAAGAGAAAATAATGGCTGAAGGAGGACTAAGAAAATGGGTAGCAGAAAAATGGGTGGACATTGGTGCACCAAAGAAGAATGGGAAGTATCAGCCATGCGAGCGCTCAAAAGGTTCGAAGAGAAAGTATCCAAAGTGCGTACCACTTGCAAAAGCCACACAGATGACAAAGTCTCAAAAGGCGAGTGCTGTCAAAAGAAAAAGAGCAGCAGGTAATACAGGTCCTAAACCAACTAACGTTAAAACATTTACAAAAAGAACTAAAGCAGCAAATGGATATGCTGGAAGTTTTATTAAATTAGATGTAGATGGTAAAAGAATTGGAAATCCAACTTTAAAAAAATATTATAGAGGAATGATATAATGGCATCACCAGCATGGCAAAGAAAAGAAGGTAAATCCAAAACAGGTGGATTAAATAAAAAAGGCGTTGCATCTTATAGAGCAGCGAATCCGGGATCAAAATTAAAAACAGCAGTAACCACTAAACCATCAAAATTAAAACCAGGATCTAAAGCTGCCAAGAGGCGAAAGAGTTTTTGCGCGAGGATGACTGGGATGAAGAAAAGACTTACTTCTGCTAAGACCGCAAGAGATCCAAATTCAAGAATTAATAAATCACTTAGAAAATGGAACTGCTAATGTTTGACAGATTCATGTATAAATTTTTTGAAGGTATTGACAATTTTTTTATAAAGATAGATAGTATATATTATGCGGGACACGAAAAATTTAGAATCTTATTCAAAAGAAAAAGAAAAAGAAAATAAGCAACAAAACTTATTTAAAAATCTTCGTAAAGAAGTAGAGACTGGGGCAAATGGCACTCAGAAATATGTCATTAAGAAAGGTGTAAATAAGGGTAAAATAGCTGATGTTAAGTGAAGAACTAGTAATATTAAATAAAATACAGAAATATTTAAAAGAATCATATCAAAATATTGGAGATAACATGATTGGTGGTGGTATTGACAATATGGAAAAATACAAGTATATGATGGGACAGGCACATGCCTATTTAAGAATATCACAGGAAATATCAAGCCTGCTAAATCCTAAGGAGGAAAAAAATGATACTGAAAGAGAACACGATCTCACAAACGTCGTCCGATTCGGAGACACCCAAGACTAAATCTGCATTATTAGATAAATACGAAAAACAAAATGAAGAAGCTAATAAAAAAGAAGTTGAAGGTTACGAACGTTTAAAAACAAAAGAATCAGAAAAATTACCTAAACCAACTGGATGGAGAATGATAGTTCTTCCATTTAAAATGCCTGAAAAAACAAAAGGTGGATTATTTTTAGGACAAGAAACATTAGAGCGACAACAAGTTGCATCTACATGTGGACTTGTTTTAGCACAAGGTCCACATTGTTATGACAAAGAAAAATTTCCTGAAGGTCCATGGTGTAAAAAAGGAGACTGGGTTGTCTTCGCACGTTATGCCGGATCCAGGATACAAATCGATGGTGGTGAAGTGAGAATACTCAATGATGATGAAGTACTTGCTACCATTGCTAACCCAGAAGACATACTTCATCAATATTAACAATCATAGGAGGAAACTATGCCCGACGTAGAAGAAAACAAAACAGTCGATATCGATACATCTGGACCTGACACTGAAGTTGAATTAGAAAATGATTCTAAAGAAACTGAAACACCAGAAGTAGAAGCTCAACAAGAACAAGAAACTGAAGTTGTAGAACAACCAGAAGAAAAAGTTGAATCTAAAAAAGAACCATCAGAAGATGAACTAAAACAATATTCTGAAACTGTTCAAAAAAGAATAGCTAAACTCACTAAGAAGTGGAGAGAAGCTGAGAGACAAAAAGATGAAGCTTTAACTTATGCTCAAAGAGTTATGGAGGATAAGAAAAAGTCTGAAGCAAAACTTTCTAAGCTTGAACCTAGTTTTTTAAAAACCACTGAAGAAGGTATTAAAGCTGGTTTAGAATCTGCTAAAGCAAAATTAGCTGCTGCAAGAGAAGCAGGAGATATTAATGCTGAAGTAGAAGCTCAATCTTTAATTTCTGAGTATGCTTATAAACAAGCTAAATTTGTTGAAGCTAAAGCTGAACAAGAAGAAATTAATAAATCTAGAGAAACTGCGGTTAGACAACCAGAAGTCAATTTAGATAGAAGACAAGTAGCACAGGGAACTCCTGATCCAAAAGCTGAAGACTGGGCTAGTAAAAATACATGGTTTGGTAGAGATACCGCTATGACTTATACTGCTTTTGATCTACATAAAAAGCTTACAGAAGAGGAAGGTTATGACCCACAATCTGATGAATATTATCAAGAAATTGATAAAAGAATAAGACTTGAATTTCCTCAGAAATTTGCTACAAATGAGGTTAAGGAAACGGCTAAGCCTGTACAGACAGTTGCATCTGCAAAAAGAAGTACAAAATCAGGTCGCAAAACTGTGAGACTCACACCCTCTCAGGTAGCAATCGCTAAAAAATTAGGTGTGCCACTAGAAGAATATGCGAAACAATTAAATATCACGAAGGAGGTATAAGCATATGAGTAATGAAAATGAAAAAAGAACTTCCCGTGCGAGTCAAACTAGAGAAAAAGAAACTCGAAAAAAAGTTTGGACTCCACCGTCATCTTTAGATGCACCACCTGCGCCAACAGGTTTTAAACATAGATGGATAAGAGCTGAGAGTCTTGGCTTCAATGACGCTAAGAACGTCAATGGAAGATTAAGACAAGGTTATGAATTAGTTAGATCTGATGAATATCCTAATGCAGATTATCCTGTTGTTGAAGACGGCAAATACGCAGGAGTGATCGGAGTTGGTGGCCTTTTGCTGACAAGGGTACCGGAAGAGATCGCGCAACAACGAACTGACCATTATGTTAAACAAGGTCAAGAAAATGTTGAAGCAGTTGATAACGATCTTATGAAGGAACAGCATCCAAGTATGCCGATCAATATTGATCGACAGACTCGTGTAACCTTCGGTGGCTCAAAGAAAAGTTAATTTTTTAACGATTCCTAACCATCAAAGGATAAACTTAACAATATGTCTATAAGGAGGACACAACTATGGCAAATAAAGACGCTGCGTTCGGTTTAAGACCGATCGGAAAAGTTGGTCAGAATAGAGACGCTCAAGGTTTATCCGAATATTCAATTGCTGCAAGCACAGCAGTTATCTACAACAGTGATCCAGTTGCTATCGATAGCAACGGAGAACTAGTTCAAGGTACAGCTGGTGCAGGAAATGACTTATTGGGTAGCCTTAACGGGGTATTCTATACTGACGCATCAACATCAAAACCTACATGGGCTAATCACTTAGCTGCATCTAACACTGCAACAGACATTGTTGGATTCGTAAGTGACGATCCTTATGAAAGGTTTGAAATACAATCTGCAGGAACTGTTGCACAAACTAATATTGGTAACACTGCTGCTGTTGTATTGGGCGCTGGAGCGGCTCCAAACTATATCTCAAAAGCAGAGATTAGTGGAACAATGGCTACTACAGCAAATCAATTAAAAATAATTGGTGTTTCAAAAGATCCTGAAAACAATGAATTGGGTGCAGCTAATGCAAACGTCGTTGTTATCATTTCTGAACATCAATTAAAAGAAAACACAGGTTACTAATAGAGGAGAATAATTATGGCGATTAGTAGAGGACAACTAGTTAAAGAACTAGAGCCAGGTTTGAATGCTTTATTTGGCCTGGAATATAAACAGTACGAGAATCAGCATGCTGAGATATATGCTACTGAATCTTCTGACAGAGCGTTTGAAGAAGAAGTAATGTTATCTGGTTTTGCGCAAGCTCAAGTTAAAGCTGAGGGTTCAGGTGTAGTTTTTGACAATGCTCAAGAAACTTTTACAGCTAGATACACTCACGAGACTGTGGCTTTAGCATTCTCGATCACTGAAGAAGCTATTGAAGATAATCTGTATGACAGATTAGCATCTAGATACACAAAAGCGTTAGCTAGATCAATGGCACAAACAAAACAAGTGAAAGCAGTTAATCCTTTAATTCAAGGATTACCTACTACTAATAACTACAATTCAGGTGATGGTGTTTCATTATTTAACAAAGACCACCCAACAATTGCAGGTACAGTAGCTAACACTTTACAAACTCAAGCT